AGCCCGAGTGTGCAGCCCGGCGGCACGATCCACGGGATGTGCAGCAACCGAGACGGCGGCACAGGCTGTCCACCGACGTACCACTGCTTGGTGCCCTCGTCGTAGGACCATTCCTTGTGGCCCAGCCACCGGACGACCGCCGGGAACCCGAACCCGTCGGTCTCCACGATCCAGCCGACAGCGTTACCGCGTGTCGCCATGCCGTAGGCGGCCTGACCGATCCACTGACCGACACCCGGGCGCCCGGCAGCGTTCTGGCTACGCAGCAGCTGCGGCAGCGGGATCTCAGTCCGGCTCCCGTCGGGCTCACCGCGGTAGGCGTCCACCGGCAGCGTCGACAGGAAGTCCACGATGTGCCGGATGGCGGCGAACACCGGCACGAGATGGGTCGCCGACTCCTCCACGTTGCGGAGGTTGACGTCCGGGTCCAGGTTGAACCACTGGTCCGGCGCCCGGCGCTGCTCCCCGCGGGGGCGGAAGATGCTCACTGGCTACGGTCCCGGTTACGGTCCCACGCCCACGACGCGAACAAGCAGGCCGCGCCGACCACCAGCAGAGCAGACGGAGGCCACACCAGGAAGGCGAAGGCGGCGACGAGGACGACGCCCACAACGTCAAGAACAGTCGTCAACTTCGCCTCCTCACAGCACGGATTCGAGCAGGTCGTAGCTGCGGCGGGAGTTCACGACGAACCCCCAGCGGGCCAGCGCGAGCACCTCGAGCGGGGTGACGTCCGACGCCGAGTGAGCCCGGTCCAGCACCCAGCCGTCGCCAACGTCCCGCTTGCGTGCGCCGGCCAGTGCTGCGGTCACCCAGACCTGGCCACGGTGGCGGAAAGTCGAGCCATCCTCGGTGACAGCGCCGACAAGTCCCGCGCAAGCTGCCGCGTTCTCGTGGAAGGAAACCTTCGTCAGAACGACGCCCGCAGCCTCGAGCTCAGGCACCAGAAACTTGACCGGACCCTTGTCGTCCACGACGATCACCGCCGGCCGGTGCTCGTCGCGCAACCGCTTGACCTCGGCCACGAACCGCGACGACGTATCGCGCCACGGCTCCCGGGTCAGCTCCGCGTAGACCATGCCGTCAGGCCGTTTCCCGCACACAGCGACCGACACCGTGCGGTCATAGGAAGCGCCGACGGCGAGAGTCAGCAGACCGGCCGGTGGTGGCGAGCTCTCGTCGGTACAAGCCAGCCACGCCTGCTTCGGGATGATCCAGCCAGCCGCGTCGTCCAGCGGCCAGGACCCGACACCCATCCGCTCCCGGGCGAAGGAGAAGGCGTCCATCTGCGCCAGCTCGACCTGCTCGATCCACTCCTCGGTGATCCGCAGCCCCAGCGCCGGGTTCGCCTGCGGCCACAAGTGCCGGGTCGCGTCCGGGTCCAGGCGGTCGTCGAGGTCCATCGCCAGGTAGGCGTCGTCATCGATCGACCACTCGAGGTAGGCCAGCCGCTTCGCCCCGCCGGCCAGGCCGCGGCGGCGGATGCGGGCCTGCGCGGTCGAGACGAACGTGCCGGCGCTGCCGGTGTAGACCACCTGGGGGTTCTCGGTGATCGTCTTCGCGGACAGGGTCGGCAGCAGCGCGTCGATCGGCCGCTCGTCCAGGTCCTGCGCCTCGTCGAACACCACGAGGTTCCCGGACAGGCCCTTGCCGCCGGTCGCCGTGCGGGTGGTGAACTCGATGGCCCCGGAGTCATCGGCCAAGCGGACCGACTCCTCGCCGTTGGTGTCGCGGAAGGCGAGCTCCACGCTGCCCAGCCGGCCCAGGTTGCGGGTCACCTGAACCCAGCCGGGGGCCTCGCGCAGCGCGCGACGGGTCTCCCGGTAAGCGTTCTTCGACGTCCTCGAGCGGTGCGCCGTGTGCATGATCAGGCGCTCGTGCAGGACCAGCAGCCCGAACAGCTCGCGGACCACCAGGATCAAGGACTTGCCGTTCTGGCGGGGGACCGTCAGCCCGAACTCCAGCGCCGCCCACCGGTCCACGGCGGGCTGCTGGGCCAGCATCCGGTCCAGGACCAGGCACTCCCACGGGTCCAGCACGATGCCCAGGGTGTCGCGGGCGAAAGCGACGGCCTCGCCGCCGCGGGACCGGCAGGCGTCCGGCGGGACCCACTCGATGCGCGGAGTCTGCAGGCCGACAAGCTCCTCGGCGACAGCGGTCACCACGCCCTCGACGCGGTGGCCCCGAGCACGCGCGGGCGCCTACGACCCCCGCGCCGGGCGTTGGCCACCCGGGCGCCGGCCGCACGGTTGCAGCGGCGGTGCGCCGGGCCGAGCCAGCCGAGCCGGTCCGGGGTGTGGTCCAGGTCCCACGGCGTGCCCGGGACGATCATCCCGCCGCAGCGGGAGCATGCCGCCTGGCCGGCGTCCACGGACACCTTCGCGGCCTCCCGCATCCGGCGATGGGCCGAGCCGTAGCCACGGGCCACGGTGGACTTCACTCCCGCTCCACGTCAGGGTCGACCGACGGGAACCCGGCGCAGCCGTCGGCGAAGAGGCGCAGGCAGCGGGCCGCCAGCTCGTCGAGCAGGTCCGGGTGGATCGCCTCGTCGGTGCTCACGGTCGCCGTCAGCCAGTCGTCCGCGGAGAGCTGGAAGGTGATCATGCGTCCTCGCGGAGATGCGCCGGGTCCGGACCCATCGCGAACAGCTCGGCGAGGGCCTCGTCCAGCTCGGCGTCCTTCGCCAGCCACGCGGCGCCGGTCGGGTCCAGCCCGTCACGCTCGGCCGACAGGTCGGCGCAGACGGCCACAGCGTGGTCGCGGGGGGTGATCTCGGTGAAGTGCGCCACGGCGTCACCCCCGGTCGATGCGCTCCAGGTCTTCCTCGGCTCGTTCACGGTCCTGGGTGTTCAGCAGCAACCGGCGGACCAGGTCACGGCGCTCGGCAGTCAGCTCGGCCAGGCGACGCTGCAGCCTGCGGCGGTCATCGACCACGGGTACGTCCTCCGTGGGGGCAACGAGAAAGCCCGGGCTCCTGGATCAGGGCACGCCGGACTTGGGGCCGACTATGCCCCTCAAACGTTGAAAGGTCAAGGACCGCCTGCAACACGCACAGCCTTGACGAAGTCCGGTCCCAGCGTCCGCAGCGTCGCTGTGTGCTCGGCACACTCCGGCCACCACCAGCTGATCATCAACACTTCGTACTCGGCGTCACGGGTGCATCCCGCAGATAAACAACCGCCGCGCGTGTCGACGACCGGCTCGCTCGTCATTGGCGACGCCCCCCGACAGTCTCGGGATCAGCCTGGTCGAGAGCAGGCGCATCAACCTGATCGGGAGCGCAGTCAGCGACTCCGCCCATCGTGGCGCGAATCGGCTCCGGGATGTCGAGCCAGTCCCGCCCACACTGGGCGCACGCGCCGAGGCTGTACGGGCCGATCTTGTGCGTGGTCACGTCCACCACCGCGCCGACAGCCACATCCCCAGGCAGGCACCCAGACCGCCGCAGGCGAGGCCACCAGCATCACCACCGAACACCCACGCACCCAGAAGCCCAGCAGGGAACCCGATGAGCAGGGCCGGGACGAGCAGCGCGGAGATCACACCCGCCACTCCTCGCGGTAGTCCGGGTGGTCGGCGTAGACGGCGGCGAGGTGTCGTAACGTCGGGCAGGGCCAGTCGACGGTGGAGAACAGTTCACCGATGAGGTAGCCACACGCTCCACAGTCCGGCCCGAGCGGCGCATAGGTGTTGGTCGGCGGATGCAGCGCCACGATCGCCCGCTTCGCCGCGACCTCGCGGAGCACGCGGGCGCGCTGGTGAATCTGTTGGTCGTGCTCCTGGGCAATCTGGGTGATGGCCTCCACAGTTCCGCCATAGGTCGGGGCGGGATCACAGATGAGGCACTGGTGCCCGACCCATCCGGCGGGGGCACAGCAACCGGGCTCGCAGGAGTAGGGCACGACACGCCACGGGATCGCCTCATCCTCGTCCAGCCGCGCCGTCAGGAACTCGGTCAGGGTCACGCCTGCATCCTCTCAGCCTCGAGCTCACGCGCAGCCCGCACCGCAATCGCGTACTGGCCCGCGTTGAACGCCTTCTGGCAGCGCCGACACTCCCACTCGTCCGGGTAGCCCCGATCCGTCGCCCACCGCTGCAGCGCCACCCCGCAGTACGGGCAGGACACCCCGCGCTCCGGGCGGTCACTGGTCCCCGTCACATCCTCCAGACGGACCACGATCCGGCGCAGGTCCAGCGCGAACTCGTCGAAGACCGGGTGGTAGGACGCCGCCCAGCCCAGCCGCACCCCCAGCCAGTCCACCAGCCGCGGCACCACCTGCGGCGGCCCGGACACCTCCCGGCGGATCTCCGACCAGTCCTCCGCCCAGGTCCACAGCTCGAACGCCACCGCCGGCGGGTCAGACTCCTGCCCGACGTGCGAGGCCGAGCCCGGACCCAGCAGCACCAGCAGGTCACCGCCGGGCAGCGTCGCGTCGTCCCCACCCCGGGCCAGGACCGAGTCCAGCGCCGCGGCGGCGCCCAGATTCGCCAG